GGCCCTCCATCCATCCACGGTGGTGGCTACTGACGGCACCAACTACTGGCTGGAAGTTACGGTAGACGGCAAGGTATACGCTGAGACGACCCGTCAAGGCCACCTAGACCACTACGACAATGCAGTCAGCAAGGGCTACACCGTTCTATGGAGCGGAACACTCGCGGAGTACAGGGCACTGGCAGGCAAGCTTACGGACCCAGCCAAACAGGAAGCTAGCCGCGAGGCCTCACGCAAGCAGATAGCACTCATACCTAAAGCATATTGGTACAAACGATAGCAATTCCCATAGAGGATGCTCCAGCATAGCGAGCAAAATCTATCGGTGCGCGTGGCCCTCCTCTGTCACTCTATCGCATCGGTGTTGGCGTAAAGCCAACCGTCAGCCCACAAAAGGAGTATGCGCCTCCATCTCCACAAAATGCTGGCATTTAACTTTGGAGGCACCATGAGCACCATACACCCCGACTACCACTTCATGGGCCTCGAGCAGCAGTCGTTGTTGGATCGTGCAGTAGCGGGCACTCAATGCATCGTTCTGGGTGATGCACCCAATGCCGAGGCGCAGTACGTGGAGGCCTTGGAGCGCATGCCCTATGCCCACACCATGTACGTGAATAACGCAGGCCGCAGGGTGCCTGGGGATATACCACAGCTAGTGGCTACGCTCCATGGCGGCAAGAAAGACTTCATCGGCACGCAGCGAATGCCAGTAGAGCGCATGTATGACGCCATCCTCATTTGCGAGGACAAAAGTAACTGGGAACATTCGCGTGTCGATCTTATTTATAGCGGCTACCACACGGGTGGCACCTCAGCGCTGTTCGCAGTGCTGTCAGCCATCTATCTAGGGTTCGAGTCCATACTCCTAGCTGGCTGTGATATCGTGCATCCCGCGTACGCATCCAGCGGAGTTCTGGCGACGTGGGGTAGATGGGCGCCACTGTTCAAGCATCGTGTGGATAGTCTTGGCGGCAACACCAAGCGTATACTGGATGAAGCCAAGGAGGATTGACCATGCATTTCAATGGCATCCCCCCAGAGGCTCTGATGGAGCGCGCGGTACCGCATACCACCTGTATAGTGGTTGGTGACGCACTATGCAAGCACGAGGAGTACGCACAGGCACGCAGAGAGCATCCCCACGCCACCTGCATGATACTGAATGATGCTGGGCGAGGCATGCGGCTAACGCCCAACTTCGTGGCGGCAATGCATTGCGCAGTGAACAATTTCATTGACACTCCGAGGATGCCCCTATCGCGCATACCGACGTCAGCCCTTGTGTGTGGCTATGAGTGCAATGGCGACCAGCATCCCCGAGTGGACTTCGTGTGTAGCGCAGAGCCTATCTGGGGAACGTGCGCACTGTTTGGAGTACTCTCTGCCCTATGGCTTGGAGTGGACTGCATAGTGTTGGCTGGATGCCCATTGAGCGGTGCGTACGGCAAGGGCACGAAGCTAGACCCATGGAAGGTATGGGCACCGTATTTCAGAGGAAGAGTGCGTGCCATGAGTGGTGCGCTAGTACAGATACTAGAGGAGGCATAGTATGGACGTCACAAAAACACTTAGAGTTGAATGTAGGAATTGCAATAAGCCAATAAGAATGACCGACTTGGGTAAGACGGGGCAGTCGATCTTTAGTGCTAAGTTTTCTTGCTTGTGTAGGTGTGAACAATCCGATGTCGAACAAGAGTTGGTTTTTTTGAACGGTTTTGATCACTCATGCGAGATACGGAAGATATTTGATAGGGACTTTTTGCTGACGTTTGAAGGCTGGGTATCGCTATGACTGGACTAGAGAAGGTTGAGAAGATATTGCTTGAGGAGTTCGATGCATACGTCATACTTGGCACGATGTACGATCCATCCTCTGGCATAACCAATGTATCCGTGACCCGCAGGGGTAATGCGTACGCCATAGAGAGCATGCTCAGAGAGCAGGTTGATATGGTTGATGGCATGGAGGAAGTCGATGGCTAAGAAGAAAAAAGTCGTAGACCTTGGGTTCGTCGAGCACAAGCACCAGCGCAAGTTCCTGAGTGCGTGGAAGCGGCGTAACCTCCTCATATGCACCCGTCGCTGGGGCAAGACCGTAGCGGCATGCATGAAGCTGACTGACAGCGCATGTAGGCTGGCGAACAGGAAGAAGCAGCCCAAGTTCGCATACATCGCTCCACAGAAGGACCAAGCCAAGCAGATAACGTGGCCCATCTTCAAAGAGTTCCTGTGGCCCCTAATAAGCATTGGTCACGCAAAGATCAACGACCAGTCAATGGAAGTTCACTTTCTGAACAATCGCGGTAAGCCGTGGGCGCAAATCAAACTGTACGGCGCTGATGCTGGTGGTGCCGAAGCCATTCGCGGCAACTACCTTGATGGGGTAGTGCTTGACGAGGGCGACCAAGTTGACTTCCCAGTCATCTTCAGAGAGATCGTACGGCCTGCGCTATCGGATACCGATGGTTGGATGCTAGTGACTGGCACCATCCGTGGCAGAAGCCACCTATACAATTTATACCAAGCCAACCAAGACAATGATCTATGGAACATTGGCATATTCAAGTTCGAGGATTGCTGGAGGGAATTGCCCGCCTACTGCATACAGGACAATGACAGTGGCCTATGGGTGCCCAGCGACCGCAAGTACTTCGAGGTACAGGACGACTATAAGAACGCGCCTAACGCATACCAGCGTGAGATGCAGTGCAACTGGGATGCCGATGGCATTGACAGTCTGATTCCCAACGAACTGCTTGACCCAGCATTGGGCAGGCACATTGCCGAGGATCAGTATGGGTTCGCCGCCAAGATACTGGGCGTGGACGTTGCGGGCGAGGGCCCCGACAGCCACACCATTTGCTTTAGGCAGGGGCTCGCATGCAGGGACATCGTGGAGATCAAACAGGCTTCCGAGATGGAACTGGCTGATATCATCGCCAAGCACATTACGAGGCATGACGCCGACATGTGCTTCATAGACCACACGGGTGGGTATGGTGCAGGCACGCTATCCAGGCTACGCCAGTTGGGCTTCAATAGGGTTGCGGGCATAAACTTCGGCAGCAAGGCCAGTGACCCACACTACAGCAACAAGCGTACTGAGATGTTCCATTGCGTGCGCGATTGGTTGAAGGAGGGCGGGTGTCTGCCTAGCGACCGATTGCTGGCACAGGAACTATCCGTACTCTCATGTGTTGAGACTACCTCGGGCAAGGCCATGCTAATCAAGAAGGACGACATACGCGAGCAGATAGGCAGGAGCCCCGACAGAGGGGATGCTCTGGCATTGACCTTTGCGTCACCCGTCAAACCACAGGGCCAAGCAGGCATTGGACAAGCAATCAAGACAGCCGCAAGCACTGGCTACAACCCACTTAAACGGAGAAAGGCATATGGGCTTCTCAGATAGTCTAAAGAAATTCGCTGGGCAGATAGCTGGCGCTGGACTGGGTGGAATACCTGGGAAGATTGGCGCGCAGGCTGGATTTGGTGAGCGGGGCCAGAAGGGGCAAACCAATAAGAGTGACTTCCTTTCAGCATTAGGCCTTGGTGGTTTTACCCAGCGGCAAATATCTGAGCGCAGTAACTTTAACATTGGCAACGTACTCAAGGCTGACCTTGATGCTGTCAAGGGTAGTGCATTTGGTGCTAACGTAGCCCACCAGCTATTATTCAAGGAAGAGGCTGGTACGGATGCACCACCCGTACGGGGCGCGCCTGCACAGAACGAACAAGTACTCTCTGCTAAGCGCCAAGCGCGTCAGCGTGCCATTAACGCCGCCTCACAGCGACGAGGGCTGGGGCTCTCGGGAACAATCGCGACTTCACCGCTCGGACTACAGGGCGACGGCGCCGCAACTAGCTCCCGCAAGCTCATAGGAGAATAGCATGCCCAAAACTACACTACAGAAAATCGAGTCAACGTTCAAGCAGATGGAGCAGACCTTCATCGAGCGCAACTGGCGCATAACGGGTAGCGACATCAAGGACTACCTAGTGCCCGACAGGGGCAGGTTCCTGTCTGGTACGACTGCTGACGAGACCAACAAGGACCGCAAGGACGATAGGCAGTACATCTACGACGACGCAGGCGAGCAGGCCCTGGGCGTGCTGGTATCCCTATTCATGTCCATGCTCACTCCACAGACTTCCCCATGGTTCATTTTCCGTAGCCCCAACCCACAGCTACAGGCAGTCAAGCGCGTTCGCGTATGGCTGGATGAAGTCACGGACCTAATCCTAAGCATCTTCGGTCAAAGTAACATCTACGGCGTACTCCACAATACCTACATGGAGTTCTGTAGCTTCGCGACGGGAGCCCAGCTTCTGCTCGAGGACGAAGTGGATACGATCATGCCCATGTCCCTAACCTTTGGCGAGTACTACATTACCACGAACGCCAAGCGCAAGGTGGATAGTCTGGCACGCAAGCTGTATATGACTGCAGAACAGATGAAGGATCAGTTTGGCGAGGAAGTCCTTAGCCGCACAGTCAAGGCCCAGCTAACCAACAAGGCAGGCAGTAGCCCCAAGCTATTCCTCGTGAAGCACTTGATAGAGCCTAACGATGGTCGTAGCGGCGTCTCCAACCCACAGGGTATGCCAGTCAACAGCTTCTACTGGGAAGACCAGAGCGTCAGCGATACGAACTCAAACGGCAGATCCCAGCTACTATCCATTGGTGGCTTCGAGGAAATGGAAGTCATGCAGGTGCCTCGCTGGAACGCCATATCCAACGATAGCTACGGCAAGGAAAGCCCAGGCATGCGCAAGCTGAGTGACATCAAGATGTTGCAGAGCATTGTGGAGGATCTACTGATCGCATCCAAGCGCGTGGGTGACCCACCCGTAGTATCCAACAACGACTTCAACCAGATCAATACACTCCCAGGTGGCGTATCCACGGTAACGGATGCCGTAGGTGGCACTGGTGGCGTGACCCCGCTATTCCAAAACTACCGCCCAGACCTGCAGGCACTCTATGCCATCATCGAGAAGGTGGAGGGCTCCATTGAGCGTGGCTTCTACAATGACTTGGCACTGCTGGTATCTGGAGCCGAAAATGATCGCATGACCGCTACTGAGGTCGTGGCTAGGAACGAGGAGAAGTTCGCACTGTTGGGCCCCGTGCTGGACAAGCTGAACAATGAATTGCTCAAGCCGCTAATTGACAGGACGTTCAACATACTGGCACGCCAAGGCTTCTTC